AAATCAACCACGCCTTGCTCGTCTTCAGCGAATTCCGGGTTGCGTAGGCCTTTTACGGCTGGCGGCATCGCACCTAAAAATCCAACATGACGCAAATACAAATTGCCAGGGCAAGGGTTGTTTGGGCTGTCTGCTAAATAAAATGATGATGAGACTTTTTTGAATCGCCCTTTATCTACCATTTCGGCAAATTCAGGGTCTACCTGGTCGAATTCGGCTTTTAATACATCGCCGTCTAATTCAAGGCGTTTTACCCAACCATACGCGGGGGCGTTGTGTTTAGGATGGCCAATTACCGCCGGGGACTCATGAAAGTTTACGTTGTAGGCATTGACCGCTTGTTGCAAATCTTCCGTGGTAATTTCCACTTCTAAGCCATTTGCATCAGTGCGTTTGCCCGCTTTGAAAATCTCAATTAATTGCATAAGGTATCCTCGTTTGAATACCGCTAGCATAGAGAAAAAATGCGGACTTGAATTTTAAAGTGGTTGAAAGAATAAAAGAGGGATTTTTGACGCGGGATTAAAATGCACTTTATCTTTAAATTTAAAACGCTTTAAATGGCGTTCAAATCGCTTCAAATCGATTTAAATTTTTCGGTCGATAAATTGCATTAATTTTAAATAAAAGCTCTGTGGCGCTAATTTGTGGCGTTATTTTGATTTTTTTGCTTTTACTTTAAATTTTTGTCAATTTGTCGTTGTAAAAGTGCGGTGGATTTCTTCAGAAGTTTTTGACCATCACTTTCATTGATACCCAACCAAGGGCGAGCTGGAATTTTAACCTTACGACCACGCCCGGCGTTTCCACCGAATTGATGTAGGCGCGCATATTTCGCGTCACTACCAAACTCAACATGGTCATTATCGTAATTATACGCGGTTCTGTCTGATAGGTAACCATCTTGACGTAAAATCTTTGTGCTTTTCCCGCGTTTCATTTTTAACGCTTTTGTGCGTGGCGATAACGCTTGCCAACGATTACCTTTTGGAACAATCTCAGCTTTAAAGCGGGCATCATGAATTTTTTTCAATGTTTCACCCAGCAAGCCATACAGCTGACGTGGCTTTTCTAATTGATTTGCAATGCTTGTCAATTTCTGAATAGCTTGATTATCGTTAATGGTAATCTTTAACATAATTTTCTCTTGATAAAAATAATGCCTGGGCGTATAGTGAAATTGCGGTGGGGGTTTCCTACTGGAAAGGTTGCCTGGCATAAGCCCGCATTATCCTGTTCGAATCAGGCAAACCACCGCAATAATCACAACTCCCCATATAACACCTCAAAACGTCCTAACGAGCTTAAATCTTCTAAACGACTTGCAGTTCTGACCATGTTCAATTTATGCGGTAGCTTCTTCCCGCTCAACGCGTCTTTTAGCTTAATTTCATAGTCCATTTTAACTGCCACTTTTCCTTGCTCGGTTTCATAAACGAATAACAGAGTCGGTTGTTTTTGTTGGTCGTCCAATAAGATCGCTTTCGGGTGGCGCAGTTTTTCAGGTAACTGTTCCCAAAACTCCACAGGCAAGCTAATGCCTTTAGCTTGTTTGGTATCGCGTAATGCGTGCAGCACATCTTCATCACGCACGGCGATTACCGAGCTCTGCGGTGCTTTTTCTAAATTATCGAGTTTAGTTAATACCGGTTCAGGAATTGCCCCCACATACTTCATATTGCCACGTGCGATTTTTTGCTGGCTGACTGTATCGACCATTTCTTTCATCGCGCCGTTTAATAACACCATGGCTTTTGGGTTCTTCAATACGTCATCAATTAACAGGCTCGCTAAATGCGGCTCGGCGGTTGTCATTTTTTGTAATAACAACTTGTCCACATCAACATCGCGAGATTGCGTTAGACGCTCAAAGTTATAAGGTGCAAATCCCACATCATAACCTTTTGGTACGCGTACTGTTCGTGGATTGCCGGAGCGAACACCTACCAGTTTTTCTTCCCACTCAATTTCAGGTGATGGACTCACTTTTCGCCCCATTTCGGCTAAATCATCGGCGTCGTGCGCGGATACTGTACAGTGGCAGCCGTATGCTTTGATAGGGTAATAATAGCGCCAAAACGGATCTGTGGCCGGTAGAATTGTGCCGTCTAACGCGATATGCTCCTCGCGCGGATGTTCGTTATCATGGTGGTGATACTCCCAATAAGGCAATACATCGACCAAATCCAAATGCTGCGCCAATCGTCCTCGGTTATACGCACCATAAACGTTGGTGTCGTAAATAATCCGCGTGCGCCAGTTTCGCCCACCGTTATATTGCCAGCCGGTATTTGCCACGATTTCATCAAAACGCTTGCGAAATCCCTCTAAGGTTTCACCATTTGCAATGGCATCGTCTACTGCTTCGCGAAATGCGGTCAACACTTCATTACGGTTTGCGCCGGCCACCATAAAAAAGTAGTCGTGTTCTTCACCCAGCACGTCTAAATAGCTATTAGTAGGCAAATTGAGTTTCTTCTCAAAATATTTGACCTGCTCTTCAAAAGTGAATTTACTCATTTTATTTACGCTCATCTTCAACGGATTGACGGCCAGCAAAGTGTGCGGTTGTTGATGCCCACGCCATCACCTTGCCATATTCTGCAAAGCTCAACTCGGGGATCAAACTGTCTAATTGGTTGCGAAAATCTTCCAGGCTTTCTGCTTGTGATAGCTTATCCTGGATAGTTTGCAGCCATTCTTCCACAAAGGGTTCACCTTCGACTTCTAGCTGCTCCCCAATGGTTTCCACGATAGTTTTAGGAATCGCCTCGGCGAAATCGGCCGTATTTTTGACCGCACTTTTTTCAGGTGCTGTAACTACAATGTCGCCTTCTTCAAACCCATAGGTTCGCATGATGTATTGTTCGGTGAACTGCACGCCTAAACCCGCCAATAATTCGTCACGCTCGGCTTGTAATTTATCAATGCTTTCCTGTTCATAAAGCTCAAATGTCGGCATCATGTCCACGTGGAAATTTAACTCACAAATCCAGGCTAGTAATTGGTTAAACACGCCTTCAACTATGCGGGCATCATCATCGCGAATATCACGGGTCACTTCTAAGCCAGCCGTGGCGCTTGCACGATTTGCTTCGGCTTCTGTGGTTTGATTTTGCCCTAATAATGCGATGGCGATTTCTGATTTACAGTAGCGCAAGAAATCATCAAAAACTTGTGATGACCCGCCTTTGCTTCCGCTTTCAAGCATATCAATAGAGCTGTCGTCCGGGATAGCTGCCACGGCTGTGCCGAGCATTTTTTCCATGCTATCTAACAACTCATCAATTTCATGAGTGTTAGCGTTTCGTGGGTATTTACCAACCAACCACGGCGAGCCATATTTCTCAGCAAATTCTAACCAAAACTTGAACCCGCCTTTCTTAAAGGTAGCCGCCCAAAAACACATTGCCAGGTCTGCGCGACCGTATGGGTTCATGTAGTCGGCTTGTTGGGTGGCAAGTAAAAATTTCTTTTCCGGCACAATGTCACCATTGCGGTTCTCTTTTGTGCGCAGCATTAAACGGTTGTCTTCATCAAATACAAACCACTCTTGTGGTTTTCCGACTATTTCAGACGGGAGTAATAATCCGTTCTCACTTGCCCACATTACCTCAAGCGCCTGGTAACCGAACAGGGTGGCGTCTAAAATTTGATTGATGATTTGATTTACCGGTAAACGGTCAAAAAGCGAGGCCAGGATTTCATCTGTTTTTTCATTTCCAGTTGGGGTAATGCGCCACTCTAAACCTTTAATGGCGGCTTTACGGCGGCGAACACAACCGCCCACATGGCTATCTGACAAAATTTCGCGATAGACTGAAATGTCGCGCCCCATTTTCTTCAATACAGGATCAGGGTTTGGGAGGTAGTGCATAAACGACCAAAAGTCGATAGCCTTCGCGCGGGTAGCGATGACGCCGATTAAATCTTGTTTTTTTGTTGTCATAATTAATATCCTTGGGTCATTTTACGACTTGTTCGTTGTTTACGGCTGTACGCCTTGACCGGTTGCATAACCGCCTCCGTTGCGGCTGTTAAAGCTAAAAAGCACGCCCAGGTTCGGTCGGCGTGACCGTTGCTGTCGCTTTCTGCTGTAAACCGTGGTTGGCCGTTACTGCCGGTTATTTTTTTGAGTTTGTGTAAATCTTCTCGCAAATCGGCGTCACCTTGCGGGATGCGAATTTTGCGGTCTTCAAAGGCCGTTTTACCGATAGTGGCCATTTTTAGTTTTGTGGAAACATTAAAAAGAACACCTTGGATTCGCTTGCCGTGTTCATATTGCGCGTCCTCGACCATTTTTTCACCCATGCCTGTTTGGTCGAGATTACCGCCCACTACGTGATACTGGCGCATGATGCGGTTTAATTCTTCCTGTTGTTGGCGTAATTGCACGCGTTTTAATGTCACAATCTCTCGCGTCCAATACACATCGCCTACCAATTCAACCACCCAAATCACCGTTAAGTCATTGCGCACCGCAATATCCATTCCAACAAAACAAGCGCCTCCTTGATAGAGTTCAGGTTTGCCCGCGTCCGGATGTTCTACACCGTCAATTAAGTCGTATGATAGCCACGCGCTGGCTTCATCTAGCCATTTGAGTTCAAATTCTTGCGCCCAAGCGTCTTCATCATTTAAACCACGGCGAAGCTGTTCAACATCACGCGGCAATCCGTCAGCAACCGCATGGTAAATATCAACCGTGTGGCGAGACCATTCAGTGTTATTGACATCAGTCATTAATTCGTAAAACTTATTCCCCTTGCCGTTTGGGGTTGATACCACGCGCAATTTCCATCCAGCAGAGATTACCGGGAATAATGCTTTCCAAATCTCGCGGCTATCCGCATGGAAGGCAAACTCATCTAGGAATACATTCGCTGAGAAACCACGGGCAGTATCAGGGTTAGCGGGGAGCGCGGTGATTTTTGAGCCTCCAGGGAAAACAACTTCGAGCGCGTTGATTGTTGAATTAAAAGGCACTTCCAATACTTCACAAACCATGCCTAACGCTTCAAGGTGGCGTTTTACCCCTTCGTTCATCGCTTCTTTGGCCTGGCGTTCCCCGCGAGATAAAATCACCCAGCGAGTGCGTTCACCCTTAGCTTCTGCCGCTAAACAATCCATCACAATTTCAAAGGTGGTCGTAAAGGTTTTGCCCGTCTGACGAGCAAACATAGCCACCTTGAACCGGCTTTTATCATTTAGCCAGTTTTTTTGATAGTTATAGAGAACGGTTTTATTCGATGCCATAAACTGCTTTTACCATTTTTTGCACATCTTCAAGACTCACGCCTTGTTCTTTCCCAACTTCTTCTACGGCTTCTGCGGCACGCTTAATGGTTTCCTGGCGTATTGCTTGCTCACGTTTAAAACTTAAACTTTCAGCCTGTTCTAAGCGTTGAATGGCGGACGATAATAACGCAAGGTCTTTTGGTTCTGCCTGGCCGTTTTCACTCATACCGATGGACGTTTCAAACGCCAGGTTCTTAACAATTTCCATCAATAGCTTGCCAATATCACTCTGCGGAGCTTCACCGAATTGTTTCGTCCAAATTTCGGCGACTTCCCGCGCGTTGCGAATTTTGCTTGCCATTTGTTCCATGCGGCTGGCGTAACGGTTAAGGCCTGTGCGGCTTAATTGATAGCTGTCATCTAACCCGCAATCACGGATCAGGTCGTTGATTTCTTCAAGGATTTGCGCTTGTGAAAGGTGTTTGTCCCGCAACATCATTGCCAGTTGGGTTTTGATATTAGGTGGAAGCAAGTCCACTTTGCTTGCACGGCCGCGTGTATTTTTATCGGTCATTTAAACCTCCTTTAAATTGGGTTTAAATCTTTGGACTTGGCTTTTTTACGCCGTCCACAAAAGCGCGACCTTGTGCCACATCCAGCCCACGCTGCGTAATAGTAGCCACGAAGAAATCTTTGCCGTTAAGTGTAAGATAATCTAATTTCCGACCATTGATGAATATTTCGCCATTACTATTAAGTGTGGCACCTGGTAATTGTCTGATCAGAGCATCAAGCATACTTCCCTCAGGAAGATTGAAGGCATCTGCATTATATATAATAGTATCACCCTTCATAACCATCTTAATTTTTGTA